TTTTATTACGACAAATCTACAACGATTTTAGGTTCAAGATGTTTCTTCAATCTGTTAAAATCTTCGTATTGTTTATCAGTTGTTGGGTCGCATCGTAGTCGTTCAAAGACAGGTTCTCGGTAATCGTAATCAGCCCACCAACAAGAAAATCCTTTGAAAGAGAACTCTTCGTTTTGATAGATTGGACTATTGTTGTTTTTCAATTCGTCCTTGATTTGTTTTAGTGATGTGTAATTTTTCATAGTGTAAAGATAGTGAATTAGTTGTATTGTTCCAAATGTTTTTCAAACATTTCTTTTAGACGATTGATTACATCAACATAGGTTTCTTCGTCCATTACCAATCCTTCCATTTGATATTCATTAAATCCGTTGTGGTTGATTTCAACATCAATACTACTTGTCTCATCATCGTAGTTGGTGATTTGGATAGTCCATTCTTCATCAACAGAAGTAAGAGTAGTAATGTCTGCCTCCCAATAAGTGTCTCGGTGAATATCAACCTTGTTATTCAAGATAATACCTTGTGATACAAAGGTTGAACGGACTTCATTTACGATAATATCAACCTCTTTTTCTCGTTGTTCTTTGATTTTATTACGGAGGGGTTCATCAACAATAACCTCAAAGTAGTTAGTGAAACCGAAACTACCTGTTTCAGTGAAGAAGTTATACTCATACGCTTCTTCAATCTGTTCTTCATCTGCGTCATCAAAATCAATATCGTATTCTTCTTTGAGGTATTCAACTGCGTAGTCGTGTTGGATTTCACAGAATACCTCCAAATCTTGAAGTGCTCCCTCACGGAACAACAGGTCAATCATTTCAATAACCTCATCATTAAGGTCTGTGGTTGCCTTCTGTGTGTAGTATCCGTCCCAATTCTCAAGGTAGAGTTTCTTACGAGTTTCAATATCAGTTTGTGATACGAAGGTTTCAACGATGTTGATGATAGTGTCTTTGATGTTTTCCATAGTGTTTATTGTTTCTGTGTTTGTTTGTTATAGGACAAATATACGGCAAGTTTTTTAAACTACCAAATTAAAATGGCAAATCTTCATCAACCATTACCACCTCAAGTTCTTCTTCCTCACTCGTGAGTTCGTTGAATGTCTCACAGAGTTTCTTGTTGGAGATACAACTAGCGTAGAATACATCACTAGCGGAACTTGAACCATCAATCAAGGACATAATGAACCGATTGGAGATGATACGACAGGTGTAGGAGGACTTAAGTTTCTTGATGGTGAAAGAACCCCCGAACTCATAACCGAGTTGTTTAACGACCTTAATATCGTCTTCTTGGAGTTGGTTAAACTTGAGACCCAAACGGAATGGGTGATTAACAGAACGACGAGATACGAAGAATTGTCCGTTGTCGTTGATAAAGTTAAAAATTGTTTCTTCAGTCATTTTATTTGTTTTTATATTGTTTGTTTGTTTGTTGTTGTAAAGATAGTGAATTAGATTTAAACTGCCAAATTATTACCATTCTTTTCTTGAAACTTTATTGTTTCTTTTAAGAACTCATAGAGTGCCTTTTTATCTCCGTTGTGTAGTTTTAGTGCTGTTTCGTAAAACTCCTGTGCTTTCTTATCCATAGTGTTTGTGTTTTTCATATTGTAAAGATAGTGAATTAGTCATCTTCTTCCAAATCTTCGTTTGGGAAATTATCATCATTAGCAAAGTATTCCATAATACGGAAAACTTCAAGTGCATCGTCATATTCTTTTTGTGTTGTAATCTTTTTATCTTCAAATGGAATACCATTATCGTTCGCATATTTTTTAACAAACATACCCTCATCTGTTGAGTAGAATTCGATAGTCCATACAATACCTTTAATTTTTTGTTCTTTCATAATTTTTATTTGTTTGTTTGTTTGTTTATTTGTTTTACAAATATAGGAAATTAATTTTGTTCTGCCAAATGTTTAGACAAGTTTTACAACATTATTCATCGTTGAACCTGTTTCGTATGTAATCCTTTTACAGGCGTTCTCAATCTGTTCGTCCATAAAATCCCAATCAACAAGACAATCGTGGGTGGCACTATCGGCATATCCACATACATACACCATATCCACATCTTTTGAGTATTTGAGGGACTTGATAATGCGGACAACATTTGAGTTGAATTGTGAGATGGATACGATGTTCTTGTGTCCCCAATCAACGATACGGACAGATGGGTTGTCGGGGAGTTTCATTCCGTGTTCGTTGAGTGATGTAATGTCGTCATAGATAGTATCATCATCTTCGTTCCAAGTGTGGAAGTCATAGGGGATACACCAGCCCTTGATACAACAATAATCTTTCAACTCACGACGAGTGATATACTTGTCTTTCACCAAGAGAAAACCAAAGTTTATATCCAAACCTGTTTCTTGTTGGGTGATTACGGAACGGAACAGACACTTACCAGATTGTTTTACTTTGAGGTTAAACAGCTGGTAGGTTGAACTTAATACGGCTTGTTGTGGGGCGATGTTGATTTTTTCCATACCACGAATATATGGCAAATATTTTAATCTCCAAAGAAAAAGGGAAACTTTTTTTGCTTCCCTTTACAATTAAAAAAACTGAAACTTTGACCTGACCTGTTATGACCTGTCCTTTAATTCGTTGATATAACTATCAACAGCTTCTAAACGAGTTCCCAAATCCTTTGAGTATCCGTTTTCAACATAATCTACCATAACATTTGTTATTGCGATTAAATCCTTTAATGTGAGACATACCCCACAATCCTTACTCCATTCTGTAATCAACTTAAGTTGTGATTGTCTTGCGATTGCTGCTCCTGTGTTGTTCTTCATAATACTTTGTTTTTAATATATCACAAATATAGGAACGAATATGTAAATAGTCAAGAATAATATTAATTAAATATAATATGCTTACAATAATCCAAGTAATCTTTATGTTCTTCTTTTTTTGATTTTGATAATCTATCAAATTGAATATTAACACTTGTATCCAATTTACTTCTTTCAATATCATTCAAATTATCATACATATTTTTTTGTATCCATATCAAATAATGAAGTGGAATATTCTTTAAATGTTTGTATTTGTATTTACCAAACAATAATTTACCATTTTTGTTAATGTATTTTCTCATATTACAAATATACTAATTATTTTTTAACCAGACAACTTATGAAGGACTTTTTTGCCAAGAAGTATATTGTTTGTATCACCGACCCGAAGGGGAGAGTGAATGTTGTTTTAGGTAAATAAAAAGGTGTTGATAAAGAAAGCCAGGCAAAGAAATCAACCACCTTTTATCGTTAATAGACAGAAGGGGGGTAAGACCCAGTATGGACTATCTCAACCATTTTGGAGGAGGATTACCTCTATACCCATACCTTCTAACTATTAGTTGTTTTGAGGCTGATAAGTGTGAAAGGTGTTGTCGCTATACACATCATATCATTTATGTAATCTTCTTGTCTTGGAGGTGAAAGTCCTTACAACACCTGTATCCAATCTTGGGAAGTATAACTATAAATACTAATAAACATCAAAAAATCAATATTCACAATATATTTTTTTTTGATATATTTATTATTAACCGACAATCCAATCTTGAAGTATAAAAAGTCGGTTATGATATTCAGCATGAATACTTTTTTTTTATAAAGGGTTAGTTCTAACGAGGACAACCCTTTTTTTATTGGATATTTTTACTTATACTTATATTTGTATTGTAATAATACTTCATAATTATATTTGTTTGTATTCATAGGGGGCATATCAAACGGATATGTCCCTTTTTTTTATCTTAAGATATTTATTGTTATGGGAAGACCTTTTAAAGAAAAAAGAAGATTTATGGGAGAAGATGGACTTTGGTATTATCACTGCGTGAGATGTGAAGAATACAAGAGTGAAAAGTATATGTATAAGAACCAACATAAAGCATTTGGGATAGACATTTATTGTGCTCCCTGTAAATTAGAATATAGAAAAGAAAAACAACGAGTTCCAACACAAAAAGAAAAATATGGAACGAACTATGTTGTTTCCACAGGAAAACATTTAAGATTATATCCAAGAAGGACAGATGATGAGGATTTGGAACTATACTTAACGAATATGGGATACGATATATCCAAACCAATCTATCTTCAGTTCAAGAAACGAATAGAAGAGAAATACGGGGTTATTTTGGAGATGGACGACATACCATACCAAGACAAAGAAGATAATGGATTATAAACGATTTAAATAAGAATTAAGACATGCCAATCAAACCAAAGACAGGTGAAGACAAGGACACATTCATTTCAAGGTGTATTCAAAAAGAAAAATCATTAGGTAAAAGAAGTGATGTTGCTGCCGCAATATGTTATAGTGTATGGAAAAATAAGTAAGATGTATATTGACTATTAAGATAAGTGTTCCTATTGTTGTGATATAATTAAATTAAAAAAATATGAAACAACAAGAAACTATTGTAGAAGGTATAATAATTACCGAACCAACATTCGTAGGAACATACGAAAAAAATAACTTAACGAAAGGGAACTTTGACTTTGATATGGCTATTTATAGTGAAAGGGAAAACAAACTGAATATTATGAGTGTTAGAACCAGTTTTAATATTGAGAAATGGAGACCCTTACATAAAAGAGAAAGAGTAAAAGTGGCAGTATTAAAAAATGTTAAAAATGGTAGTTATAAAAAACTAACCTCAAAGTATGATAATGTCTTGAGATACTCTTGTAATATAGTTGAAAGAAGACCTTATGATACAACACTATAACGATTTAAAGGGGTTCTACGAGAGTTTTGATGATGTGATAGGGTATTACCTCATCAAGAAGGAAGAACGACTAAATACGGGGACATATCAAATGGATATGTCCCGTATGTATAACCATTCACTCCACCCAAACGATATGGATATTTCTATTGAAGAAATAACACATAAAGATTTTACTAACAACGCAACGATGTTCGCAACCTTCCCGATTGAAAATCAAATAGGTAGAAGAATGTTGTTCGGGGTTAAAGAAAACAATACGAATACATATCTTGGATTTATCCGTTTATCATCACCAGTATTATCAATCAAACCAAGAAACGATTATTTCGGTTCTCCATTAGATAATAAGAAAGTGAATAAACATTTTTATAATGGTTCAGTAATCGTTCCAGTCCAACCATTCGGGTATAACTACTTGGGTGGTAAGTTAATATCGTTGATATGTTTGTCTAACGAGGTAAGGGAAATGTTTAACAAAAAGTATAATACAAATATATTGGTATTTGAAACAACCAGTTTATATGGTAATTCCAAACCAGTATCTATGTATGATGGTATGAAATCATATATCAAGTATTATGGTAATACACAATCAAAGAACTTATTAACACCAACTGATGATTTGTATATCAAGATAAGAGATGAGATAAGAAAGACATACGGAAAAGAAGAATACAACGGGTGTCTAACAAATCCAAAAGGTTCAACACCAAAATCAAGGGAGTTTAATAAGATGATACAGATAATCAAACAGAACCTCATAGGAGACGATTTAATGGACTTTAAGGACATAGTTGATAATCGTATGAAGACGATAGAACAAAAGAGGTATTATATGTCTTTTATGGGGTTTGAGAATGTAAAAGAACATATTCTCAACGATGAAGAGTTGATTAGAAACAATACAGAGAAATATGATTTAAATAATTTAATTGAATATTGGAAAAAAAAAGCAACCAATCGTTTTGAAAAACTAAAAAAAGATTGTATCTTTCGGGAACAATTAGAATATTACTCAAGTAAGAACATAAAACAAAAAGATTTAACAGATATAATAAGATGAAAATAACTGATTTAATTGACTGGAAAAAAATATCAAATGAATATGATATTGAAATGTATGACTTGGATATATACAAGGAAAGTATAATCCAATTAAGTTTAGAAGATATGGATATGGATATGATTATGAATTATGTTAAAGAAGATATTGAGGAACTGAAAGAAGAAGTTTAAATATATTTATCTATATCTAACAGATTGATATGGAAAATTATATGACTTATATTCTACCAGTTTTAACCACATTATTAGGTTATTGGGGAGGAAATTATAAAAGAAAAAAGAATGAGGAGGCGTTATACATCACAAATCTCAACGAAAGTTTAAAAGCATACAACCAGGTTATTCTTGATATGAAAGAACGCTATGACGAAGAAATCAAACGACTAACTGAAAAGTGTGAGAGGTATGAAAAGATGATACAAGAATTAAAAGATAAGATAGACGAATTGGATAGATGAACGAAGATTACTACAAGATGACGGAAGAAAACTATTTTTCTCTAACAGAGGAAGAAAGAGACAATCTTGCGACAATCGTAGTGAGAAGAATAAATGAAAAGGAGATATTCAATATTCATAATAATTTTGTTTTATCTATACTTAAAAGGGAAATGGAATACGCATTACATAAGGAAGATTATATGATATGTGATGCTTTAACAAGAATAATGGATAAGTATAATGAGAAGACCTTGTAATTGCAAAAGGACAACTCAACCTAACGGGTTTGAGGCAAGTTATGTTCCAAAGTTGAAATCATATTGGTTGGAATATATTGGAGATAAAAGTTATGAAGAATTAACTTTTGATGAAAGACAAAACTTAAATGTTTATTTTCACGACATATACCCCCTTAACAAATCAACTGACGGACTATTTATATATAATAAACTTAAAAAACTAATTTAAAATGAGTGAAAAAGTATATTCAGTAATTAGGCACATTTTATCCTTCGGTGGAGGTGTCTTAATCACAAAAGGTGTAATAGACGAAGCGGGACTTGAAGAAGTCGTCGGTGCGATAATGACGATGATTGCGTTTGGTTGGTCGTATTACAATAAAATCAAGTTTGAGGGAGAACCTGAAACTGGAGGAGAAACTCCAACACCAGTTAAGTAATGGAACATAAGAACCCACCTAATAGACCCCCGTATGTTAATTTGGACTGGTTGGTTGAAAGAGGGAAGGTTCTGCCAACTTGGAAAGAAGATATATTGATGTTAGGGTCTTCAGGAAAGAACAAAACGCATTTCGCAAACTACTTAAACATATCAAGAGATGTTATGTATAAGTTGATGAAACGAGATACAGAGTTCAAGAAGACAATTAATAAAGCGATGGAGTTAAGTGAAGAATGGTGGATTGAACGAGGTAGAGAAGCGTGGGAGGAAGGAACATCACAAAAACTAAACTCCAACTTTTTCAAATACTATATGTCTAATGTTTATAGAGATAATTGGAGAGTAAATGTTGATATTACAACTGATGGTGAAAAAGTCAAACAAGACGATAAAATAAGAATTGAAATCATCAAACCAATTATTGAAGAAGATGAAGATAATGAGTAATATTTATATTAGATACTAATACTGCCATTATTAGTTTATTTTATTTTTTTCCTGAACCCTCCACTTTTCGTGGGGGGTTCTTATCTTTATAACACATTTATAGTTTTCCAAAATTACTATATAAATCCCCCTTTAATTGATTTTGATACTTTATCAATAAAAAGGGGGATTTTTCATTCATTTTATTATATTTATGGTTATACTATATGAACTATGAATATCCAAACCACAAAAGTATTTGAAGAGATTGAAAACAATATAGACAACTATAGAATGATTAGTTGTCGTGGTGGTTCTCGTAGCGGTAAGAGTTTTAATATCTGTATATGGTTGGTAGTATATGCGTTAAGAAATACAGGTAAAACAATATCAATAGTAAGAAAGAACTTCCCATCATTAAAGGGGTCAATAATGAGAGATTTTATTGAAGTGTTGGATATGTTCGGTAAATACAATCCAGACGATATGAAGAAACAAGAGATGTATTATGAGTTAAATGGTAATATAATTCAATTCATCAACGCAGAGGACGAACAGAAATTACGAGGCAGAAAACACGATATATGTTTCATAAACGAAGCGAATGAAATATCGTTTAATGAATATACACAATTATCAATAAGAACGACAGAAAAATTAATCATAGATTATAACCCAAGTGATATAGATAGTTGGATATACGAAGAAGAAGATAAGGATACTTGTTATTGGTTCAAAACGACATTTCTTGATAATCCTTTTTTAGAACAAGCGGTCAAAGATGAGATACTATCACTCAAAGAAAAAGATGATAATTTATATAGAGTATTCACATTAGGAGAAAGGGGAATAGCGAGGAGTTTAGTATTCAACAAATATACAGAAGAAACTGAAATACCACCACAAGCAAAACTACTTGGATACGGCATGGACTTTGGCTACACAGACCCAAATACTTTAGTATCAATATATAAAATGGGGGAACACTTATACTTCAAAGAATTAATATATGAAAGTAATTTAACGATTAGTGATTTGATATATCGTATGACCCAATTAGAGATGGATAGAACGGATACGATATGGGCTGATAGTTCCCAACCTGCAGCGATAGAAGAAATTAGAAGGAACGGGTTTAATATCAAACCTACGAAGAAAACAACGATAGAGTATGGATTACAGCTACTAAAAAGACACTATATACATATCGTATCGTCCCCAAATATAGTAAAAGAGTTTAACTCATACAAATATAAAACAGATAAAGATGGAAAGATATTGGGTGTTCCAGAAGATAAAAACAATCATAGTATAGATGCACTACGCTACTGCGTGGAGATGGAACTAAACCCCAAAAAAATAAACAGAGGAAAATATGCTTTAATATGAATATACCAACATTAGAAAAACCATATCATTATGACGGGGGGAACTATTATGAAGACCCCAAAGAATATCAACAAATAATTCAACAATTTTTAAACAAATGACTTATTACGCTGACGAACACGGAAAGGTATATAACGAACACGGAAAAGAAATGAAGTGTTGGATTAACCCATCGGGGTATTATTATTTTAAGATGTATTATGATGGTAAGGCATACGCATCATCAGTCCATCGGTTCGTATATGAATACTTCAACGAACCCATACCCCCCAAGATGACGATAGACCATATCAACAACGATAAACTTGATAATAGATTGGAGAACCTACGACTAACGACAAATGCGTTTAATTGTAGAAGAAGGGAATATAATAAACTCAATATGGAATTAGCACAAGAGATTAGAGACCTGTATTCAAAAAATATTTATAGTTATTCACAACTGGCAGCGATGTTTGATGTTGCCAAAACCACAATTTCAAATTGTATAACAGGAAAAACTTGGAACAAGATATGAGTATTAACTTAACGATAGACGGACAGAAATACTCCGTAAAGGAACGATTAACACTTGGGGAGTATATGACCCTACAGAAGATACAGAAAGGGGATTTATCCACCCCCAAATTACTTGAGACAATTACTGGTGTTCCTGAAAAGGAAATCAAAAAGATTGATAGTAAAAGAACATTATATCTTGTTAATAAGATTATGAAGGAGAAGATGGAGGATAAGAAGAACCCCGTTCAAGCAACCTTTGAGTTTAATGGTAAGTTATATGGACTTGAAACAGATTTAACAAAACTTAACTTTGGGGGTTGGATAGATTTGGAAACCTTTATCAGTTTGGGGTTCAACGATAATCTAAATAAGATTGTGGCACTTTATTACAGACCCATACAAGCACAATTAGGTAAGAAGTATATATTAGAACCTTACGACACCGATGATTGTTTAAAACGAGCAGAAGAGTTCTTGGAACTCCCCTTTGATATTGTATCAGGAGCATCGCGTTTTTTTTTGACCTTTACAAAGACATATACAGAAGATACGCTACATATTTTGAGACGGAGGAACCAGAGAATGAAGAGGAGGTTGAAGGCAGTAAGTTATATGAAGAAGATACTACCGAACTGGCTGGTTGGGAAAATACCGCAAGGTTTTACCAAACCCAACTGATGACTTTGGCTCAAGACGACATAACAAAGATTGATATAATTTTAAAATACTCAACGAGTAGATGTTTTAACTATTTATCATATATCAAGGACAAACAGACAAGAGAATTAAACGCCATAAAGAAAGCAAGACAAAAACAAAATAGATGATATATCCTGAAATGACTTTTAATCGTGTTATTGACGAATTATTCAAGTTCGCAAAATATCACAAGCAGATAAACAACTATGGGTTTGGAAACCTTGTTGATTTCTCAAGAAGGAATGAAGAAGTTGATGATGTTAAATACCCCCTATTTTTTATCACCCCACAGAATATCACATATAATAAAACGACAACAGAATATACGATTAGTATTGTCTTTGGTGATATATTACAGGAGGACTATGATGATGGTAAGAACTCCATATCCAATATGAGTATGATTGCGAAGGATTTAATATCATACATTACCAACCCCCCATCTAACCCCAATTCCGTTGATTTAACGGAGTTGTTTGATATATCTTTACCTGTAAGTGCTATACCCTTCCAAGAAAGATTTAACGACTATATCGGGGGTGTTTCATTAGACATAACATTTATTGTTAGAGATAGTATAAACACTTGTAGTGATATGGTAGTGATTGAGTAATGGAGGAGATGTTAGAAATACTCGTTAAACAACTCAAGGTTGAACTGGCAAAGAAATACCAACCAAGAGAATATAATAAGAATAGGAATACAAAAGGTATTCCCAAAACGATAGGACAATATCCAAAGAACAACACAAAGAGATTGAGTGATAGTATTGGATATGAGATAAGAGAGATTGATGGTGAAGAGATGGGACTTATTGTAATGGAAGATTATTATGAGTTCGTAGATAGGGGTAGAAACCCTGGTGGTAATGGAAAACCTGGTAGTAAGGTTTTTAGAGACGCAATAGATACTTGGGTTAGAAAGAAGATAGGAACATTCCCCGGTCTTTCATTTGAGACAACATCGTTTCTTGTTAGACGAAGTGTCTGGATGAAAGGTATTGGGGGAATAAACTTTATAAACAACGCAATTGATAATATAATAGATGAGATGGTAGATAAAGGTGAGGACGAGTTCGCAGAACAATTTGAAGAGTTCGTAGATGAAAAACTATTGGTATTATCAAGAAGTTCAAGAGATATAACATATAATCAATAATGGGACAGATTAGTATAATAAAAGATATTGAGGGGACACAACCAACATTATCCCCCGACAATTATTTTGTGGTTTCAGCAACCACAAATGAAGAGTTTAATTTTAGATATGTATATGATTTATATGTCTTTGGTGAAAAGGTCTTTACAGGTAAATTAACCCCCAACCCTGAAGGTTTAGGTATTATCCCCGTAGGAGAGATTATACACGATTACGCAAGGAACGCACCCATAGCATTTTCAGCAACAACAGGTGGTGGTGGAACATCATTATTCGTTCATCAAACAGAATACTTTACAACCCCTCAACAGAACGAGGTGGTGAATTGGTGGGCTAATTTCGGTGAAGAACATTCATCAACCATTTCATCACAACCTATAGGGTATAGTGGTATTGGTTCAGGGACAGGAGACCCAGCATATCCATCAGGACTACAAAGGAGTTTCTTGGGGACTATGGGTAGAAATATATTTTCTAACTTACCCAAGTTGGATACGGACAAGTTTTTTATGACTGGTTATGATGGGACATTCCCCTCATACCAATCGTTGTTCTTAACCAACTCACCAAGAATAAGAGACATAGGAGAAGATGATTATTTCACATTATCTGCGTTGAATTATATACTACCAAGTGAAGCAGAACCAAATGGTGATTACTCTTATGTATATGATTGTGAATATAATTTTTATGATAATGAAGGAGCATTAATATCAGGTTATACCACATCTAATACAAGAGAAAATGGTGGAGGCCCCAGAAATACTTGTGATGAAGATTATGAGAATTATTCATTACCCACAGATGAGACACAGGACTATTGGAATGTGGTTCATATCGCAGCAGGAACAAAGAACCTGTTTATACCAAGTGGAACAAAATATTATACACTTCAATTAAGGGGTGTTCCTTCACCCCCTCCCCCGACACCCACTCCCACAACCTTACCAGAGGGTTATACATCGTGGAGATTAAGAAGTTGTTGTAATCCTGAAAACACAATACTCGCAGGTATTCAAAGTGGATATACGGGGTCTGTAAGGGTTTATAACAATACCTGTTATTATGCTGACGAACAGATTTCAGGAGCGGCAATACTCATAGCAGGAGGAGCCACCCATGCCAATTGTGATGCGTGTAAATTACAATATCCTTGTCGGGCTCAACCAACAAAGGCAGCAAACTACCCGACCCCCACTCCCACTTATGACCCATCATCACCTCCATCGGGTAGTAGAAGTAGTTGTCCTGATTGGGATTATTCAAGTGAGATATTCCAATTCAATATTGTAGATGATTGTGATAATCCTTATGATACAAACCAGTTCTTATTTAAGAACAGATATGGAACTTGGGATTATTTCAAGTTTAATAAAAAGAAGATAGAACAGATTGAAATAGATAGGGAAAGATACAACCAATTTGATATTAGTTATGGTTCATCTAACCCCATTAAAACCCCTTATGCTCGTGGATTGACTGATTATGCGACACAGATAAGGGAGATACACACATACAATACAGGGTTCATTAACGAACCTGATATGTATTACCTTGAGGAGTTATTCACATCAAATGATGTTTATATGATATTGGATAATGGTGTTCCATTCCCGATAAACATTATATCCAACACATTTGATAAGAAGACGAAGGGTAGAGGAAAAGAATTAACAAATATTACCATTCAATTTGAGTTCGCTAATAACATTAAATTATTGGATAAGTAATGGATACACTACTATTAGTTAAAACACAGGACGCCAGTAGGACAAACTTTATGACCCCTATTGATTTGTATGATAATGTATCCATACAGATAGACATACAAGATGGGGACTTATCAGGGTTTGAAAGGAGAAGTAATTACTCCAAGACATTCCGTGTGCCAGCAACCGATAATAATAGTGAAATATTCAAGTATTTCTATGAGGTTAATGGAACGGACTACAACCCCTATTCTGCTTTACCCTGTGTGGTTCAAATTAACGGAAACGATGTATTCCAAGGCACCTTAAGATTGAATGGTGTATATAGAAATAATCTATATGATGAGTATGAGGTTTATATCCTACAGGAGTTGGTGGATTTCAATTTATCTTTGGGAGATAAAGAGTTAAAAGATTTTAATTGGACTGAATATAACCACGAAGTTAATTATGATAATATCACCGCATCGTGGAGTGCTACGACAGGTGATACACAAGGTATATTCGGGGGTGATATAATATACCCTATGATTAATTATGGATTGTCTTATGATAGTTCAGGTAATAGGGAGTTTGATTATTGTATTGGTTCTTCCCCTTGTATCAATACAGACCCTGGTGCTCTTGAACCGAGTATATGGAGACCGGCAATCAGGATAAAGGCGATTGTTGATAAAATCTTTGAAGAGACAGGATATTCATATAATAGTGAGTTCTTTGAAAGTCCTTACTTTAGATTATTATATATGGATTTGGGGTATGATAATGAGTTGGGTATATCATCACCAACATCGGGTGATAATCTTAACTTATTTAAGGTTTTTACAAATGGTGAAAATGAGTATATATCATATTCAAAACACATAGGAGGCACCTACTTCCCCTTCAGGTCATTAAATCCAATAGGTTATGATTATTTGGATAATTATACTCTTGCTGAAACGAACATCACATTTGATGACCCCACCAATTATTTCTCCGTTCCAAAAGACGGAACATACGGATTTTCAATAAGATTTTCATATACCAAAGCAGGTTCATTTAACGAAGATTTGAGATTTAAGGTTGAGGTAAGAAAGAGTGATACTTTAGAAGGACTACCAACGGGAACAATTATAGATACGGATACTTATGACGCTGATGATACAGACCAACAAGCATTACAACTATTTTCACATAGTTTAACAGCAGGACAATATGTCGGGGTATTCATAGAGAGTGTAAGTGTTGGAACAGCAGGTTTTAACCAAATACAGACACTCATATTGAAACCTTATAGTTCAGCATATCCCAAACCACAATTTCAGTTATATAGTTCCCCCACACTCACCTTAAGTGATTTTGAGGGGAATAAGAATATGCCAGATATTAAGGCAATTGACTTCATTAGAAGTATTATAAAAATGTTTAATTTGGTATTCATCGTTAATGATACAAAGACAATAACGATAGAACCATTTAACTACTATTTCAGGAATGAAAATAGACAGGTTAAGGATTGGACTGATAAGTTGGATACATCGTCTTCATACACGATTAAACCCTTTAGTTTTGATATTCCAAAATCACAGAGATTTACCTACTTAAGTTCAGGTGAAGAAAACTTGGGGAAATACTATGAATATCAATTTAACAAAATATATGGAAGAAAGTTATTAACAAAAAATAGTAATATTCTTAAGGGTGAAGATGTATTGGAAGTTCCATTTAGAAGTATCCCCACAGATACAATACCAAATAGTAATTATGTGATTATACCGGAGATGTATAAAATAGATGATGATGGTAAAAGAGTTCCAACGACTACAGAACCCCATATCTTCTTCTGGTTGGGTAATAGATACTTCTATTCCAATTATCCATCTACAAGTAGTGTATGGAAGTTTAACGATGGTTCTACGATACACGATTGGACTACATATCCCGCAGTATCACATTTATCAAGTATTGAACCTTCAACAGACCCAGACAATTTTAGTGATTTGAACTTTGAACCCACTTGGGATTTCTTTGCGAACAACACATCAAGTATTAACCAATTCACATCAAATAATGTCTTTAATACATTTCATTCACAACTATATAATGAGAAGTATAGTGATGAAGCAAGAAAGTTCGTTGGTAAGTTCCTATTGACCCCACAGGATATAGGACAACTGAATATCAACGACAAGATATTCATTAAGGATAGTATGTATAGAATTGAAAAAATAACGGGTGCTTCTTTAACAGAAAAGAAACTTACAGAAGTATCTTTAATAAAACAAATTGGGGGTGGTTTTTATTACACAGAAAGTCCTGTTGATAATCCAACCATACCACCAAATGACCCAATCCCATAATATTTATCAGTATGGCGAGAACTATAGCAATTGAATTAGAAGTTAATGGTGTTAAGGAAAGTGTTAAAACTATAGGTGAGTTAGAAACCGCTATAGAACAATTAACAGAAGAACTTAAAAACACCGATATAGGAACGGAAAAGTTTAACCAATTAACAAATGAGTTAAATAAAGCGAAGAGTGAATTAAAGACATTTGAAGCCAGTTTTGAGGGGTTAGACCCCCAACAAAAAACAGCCGCTTATGTCGCTTTCGCAGAGAGTGTGGCATCAGGTATATTGTTGGCACAGGAAGCGTTAAGGTCATTTGGTGTTGAAAATGAAAATGTTAATAATGCGGTTGAAGCATCAACAAGAGCAATCAACATCGCACTTCAGGCTCGTATTCTTTTGGAGGGTGCTTTGGAAGCGAGATTGTTGGCAACAAGTATCGCACAAAAAGCGTTAAATACTTCTGTTGTGGCGGGGAACAAAGCCCTTAAGGTTTTATTCACAACCATAGCCGCGAACCCATTAGGAGCGGTTCTTGCCGTTGTTGGATTACTGGTGACTGCCTTTATTTCTTTGAGTGATGCGACTGAAGAAAATACAGAAGAAACAGATAAGAACAACGAAGCACTTGAAAGACAGAACCAATTAAGGGAGGCTCAGGCTCGTATCATACAACAAGCGGAAGATGAGATTAGAAGGGCAAGACAAGAGGGAATACAGGCGTTGAGAGACCAAGAGGATATATTGGAAAGAAGACAAGTTATATTAGATGAGGAGGTTGATAGATTAAGGGATTTAGCAAGGGAACAATTACTTCAAATTAACCAACAAAAGATATTAACAGGTAGTGCTGAAGATTTGGAAAAGATATATGATGATTTAATTTCTCAAATAGAAATAGCGACAGAAGAAGCGGGGGCAAATGCGAAGGTATTGGAAGCCTTAAGAAAAGAGTTGGAGAACATAGATAAACAAATATCTACCAACGAACTTGATAGGTTTAAAGGTGATTTGGAAGACGCAAGAAAGGAGTTAGATAAGTTAAATAGAAGTGTATTGGAGTTTGGTGAATTGCCTGAACCCCCCATCATTCAGGAATTACAGAGGTTGATTGAATTACAAAACAGATATATTGAACTTACAGATGAAAGTGAAAAATCGTTAAAAGATATATTTAGTGATTTCTTTGTTGATGTTAAAGCAGCCACACAACAAACAGACGACTTTGGTATTGCTTGGGATAAGACAAGAGAGTTCTTAAGTGAGGCTTTCTCAACAGGTGATGTTGATGATTTCCAAAGAAGGATTACAGAAGTCCAAGAAGAATATTTGGGTGAAAGTTCAAACTTTACTGAAGAACAGAAGAGAGCCGTAGCGTCTCTATTATCACAATACTCTACCGCATTTGATACATTAACACGATTAGGTCTGGAAGTCCCTGAAGAGTTTAGAAGTGTGGTTTTACCCCTATTAGATGGTATTGCTTCAAAGTTAAGATTGGAGGGTTCTATAAACTTTAGAGAGATAAGTGGTGAAGAAGAGATTTTAAGAACAAGTGATACTTTAACTGATTTGATAAATAATCTTGAAAGTTTAAATGAAACGACTGAAGGAACAGAGGATACATCATTATTTGATTTTGATTTGGAAGAGGATAGGATTGAAAGAATTGGACTTGATATAAAAACCCTTCAAGAAGGAACTGAAGAGTTCTATGAAAGAAGAGATGAGTTAATTTCATTATTTAGTGAAAAATATTTGGAGACAGCGAGATTAAGAAAACTTGCTGATGAAGATGAAACAGCAGCACGAGAGGAAGCGTTAAAACTTGCTACAGAAACCGCTGATAATGTTATTAACACAATACAAGACATAGCAACAGCAGAAGATGTTATTAGAGGTGTTAATAACGAGGTGGAGGATTTAACAAGAAACCTTGCTGAAGGACAGGATAATATAAAAGTTATTACTGGTGCTATTATAGAAAACTTTGATTTAATATCAAAAGAATATGACTTTACAAAGTTATTTGACCCCACAGCAGGTTTGGAACAAAACTTTCAACAGGTGATTACACTATTGGAGCAATTGGGACTTGAAGGGGTTGAAGTTATATTTGATACAGAAGAAGAAAAGAAAAATATTGTTGAGTTTTTCTTAAAACAAAGAGAAAACTTGTTAAAAGAAAATGCTGATGCTGAAAAGAAGACACAAGAAGAACTCGTCCAAGAGACATTAAATAATTACCAAGAGATAGTGAATGGGTTAAATCAACTTACATTATCTTTGGGTGAAGCATCACAATTACAAATAGAAAGAATTGAAACAAGAAGAGAAGAGAGTTTGAATAACATAGTCGGTGATACTGAAGAAGCGGAAGCGTTAAGAGCAGAAATCACAGAACAAGCAAACAAAGAAATTGTTGAAATTGAAAGAAAGGCAAGGTTAAGGGAATTACAATTTACGAAGATACAAGCGGTCGCTGACTTGGCACAGGCGTTAGTAAATGCTCAAAAATTACCCCCTCCATTTAATGTTATTCAATCAGGTATTGTATCAACCGCAGGTGGATTACAGATTGCGGTTATACAATCACAGATAGACGACTTACAGGGAGCACAAGGGTTCGCAACAGGAGGTTTTGTGTCTGGACCTGGCACTTCAACAAGTGATAGTATCCCCGCATTATTAAGTGATGGGGAGTTCGTAGTTAATGCGAAATCAACAAAGAGGTTCTTACCTTTGTTGGAAAAAATAAACAATCAAGAAGAACAATTTAGAAAGTTTAATAATGGGGGATTTGTGTTAGATGGTTCAAGTTTTATGGGTTCAACTATACAGAATAATTTTGATGATAGTAGAATTATAGAAGAATTGAGAAAAACACGACAAGAACCCCTACGAGCGTATGTATTTGAGAAGGATATTACTGAAGCCCAACAGATAGAAAAACGCTTACAAGAACTTTCCAAACTATAATATATTTATTAGTAATGAAAATATACGAATTACGAGTTGATGACGAGATATTAGAGGATACAACCCTTGATGGTTTGTATGACTATACTTCCGTTAGTGAGATTGCCTTGGTAGAAAATCCCGCAATAGAAACTGAATGGGTATATTTCTCAAGTGAAAAGTTTGAGAGTTGGAACGACTACCCAAGAGCCGCAAGTGATAATGCTTGTAGAGCCGTTAAATGGGCTGAAGAAAATGGTTGGGGTAGTTGTGGAACTAATGTTGGAAAACAAAGAGCACATCAGTTGTGTAATAGAGAAAAAATTAGTATAGAAACCATCGCTCG